TGAATTTGCTAAAATTAAGCCTACTGAAAAGTATCCTTTGGGTCACGCCAAAGAAAACAAAGATGCGTCTGCATATGTTAAAAATGGCGCTTCTGTAGAAGCTGGTATGGCGCCTATGAAGGCTGGCGAGTATGCTTATACTAAGTCTGTTAAAGATGCCGATCTTAAAGACCCAGTACCTAATGGCGTAAGCTACGGTATGGCTAAAGAAAAGACTGATGGTATTGTTACCCGTGGTAACGGAGCGGCAACCAAAGGTTTAAAAGCCCGTGGACCAATGGCGTAATTTATGGGGATGAACTACGTTCAACTGTATCAAGCGATACAGGACTATTCTGAAAATACGGAATCGTTATTCGTAGCGAACATATCTCGCTTTGTCCAAGAAGCTGAATCACGCATATTTAATACAGTACAGTTTCCGTCTTTACGTAAAAATGTTACTGGAACTTTAACCGCAAGTAACCAATATTTATCTGCCCCAAACGATTATCTTGCTACGTATTCTTTAGCAGTTATTGATACGGATGGAACTTATACTTACTTGTTAAATAAAGACGTAAATTTTATTAGAGAAGCTTATCCTAAGTCTACCTCTACAGGAACGCCTAAATATTACGCTTTGTTTGGTCCACAATATAGCCAGCCAACAGAACTTAGTTTTATTATGGGGCCGACTCCAGACTCTTCTTATAACGTAGAGTTGCATTATTTCTTTTACCCAGAATCAATTGTTCAGGGTATGGTAAATACTTTAAGTACGTCCATTACTGGCGGAACAAACTACACTAACGGAGTTTACGCAAATGTGCCTTTAACTGGCGGAAATGGTACTGGGGCTATTGGTACTATTACAGTTTCTGGTAACGCTGTAACTGCCGTTACTATAACAACAGGTGGAAATTTTTATACGGTAGGGAATACCCTTAGTGCAGATAATTCATATCTTGGTGGTACAGGTTCTGGGTTTGCTTGCACTGTTGCTACTGTAAATAATGCTTCTGGCACAAGTTGGCTTGGCGATAATTATGACCCTATATTGTTCTATGGCTCTATGCGTGAAGCAATGCTCTTTATGAAGGGCGAGCAAGACCTTATTACTTACTATCAAAATATGTATGAAGAAGCCCTTGGTCAAGCTAAACGCCTTGGTGATGGTCTGGAACGTGGCGATGCTTACCGTGATGGTCAAACTAAATTACGTGCTCAGGGACTCTAATGCCAATCCAACAAGGTCAATGCACAGTATTTAAACAAAACTGCTTAAGTGGTAAAGAAAACTTTGCCGCTGGGACTTCTTATGTTTATAAAATTGCTTTATATACAGCTAATGCGGATTTATCTTACGCAACGCTTGCATATACGACTACTAATGAAGTCGCTGGTGGTTTAAATTACACTGCAATAACAAATGGAATTTTACAAGGCGCAGTTAATACAGATCCTGGCAAAACGCTTTTTGTAACTACTACAATAGGTGGTAGGCCTTTGGGTGATATTAATAATACTGGTACTGTTACTAGTGCGGATTCTTTGGCTTACCTTAAATGGTCTCAAGGTGTTAATACTGATCCAGCTCAAGTTGCTTGGATTGAAGGAACTTTAAACCCATATATTTTTGCAAACCCTATAACTTATGCAGCTTACTTAAACGGTGCTGGGGCAAATGGATATACAACGGGCGGTCAAATCCTTACCCCTATAGTTCCAGCTAGTTTAGACCAAACAGCCTATGTTTCATTTAATAATGTTACATGGAACCCTGCATCCTTTACCTGTAGGGGTGCATTGATTTACAATAGCACTACAAATGCGGCTGTGGCAGTATTAGATTTTGGGTCAGATAAGACCTGTAGTGGCACTTTTACAGTAACTTTTCCAACGGCTAGTTCTACAACTGCCATTATTAGATTTAGCTAGGAGTAATTATGAGCATTGAAAAAACAAATTTAGGTGACAGCGCAGTTGCTGCAGTAGGTAAAAATTCTATTCACGATGAGTCTTTTGGCATTCAAGGTATTTATCATGCGGTTTGCCGTGATGCCCAAGGCAACATTAAGTGGGAAGATGATGCTCCTAACTTAGTAATGGCTGTAGGTAAACAAGCCCTATTTGACTATTATTTTGGTGCTACTGGTACAGGTGGTGGTACATCTTCTGGCGCTAACTACATGGGTCTTTGTGGTGGTACAGCTACTTACACAGCAGCCGATACTATGGCTTCCCATACTTGGACTGAAGTTGGTGGTACTAATGCTCCAGCCTACACGGGTAATCGTCAGTCTCCTACATGGTCTGCAGCTTCATCTTCTGGTACAACTCCGTCAAACGTAACTACTAAAGCCGCTTCAGCTGTGACATTTACTTTCACGTCTGGCGGTACTGTAAACGGTTGTTTTATTAACGGCGGCGCTTCAGCTTCTGCTACTAAAGACACAACTACAGGTATTTTGTATTCTGCTGGTAACTTTACTGGCGGTAGCAAAACAGTTGCTTCTACTGATACTTTGAGCGTTACATATAGTACAACTGCTACTAGTTAATAGGAGTTTGATATGGCTCTTGTATTAGTAGATAGAGTTCAACAAACAGGTACAGCTAATACAACTGTTAGCTTTACCCTAAGCGGTTCTGTGACTGGGTTTCAGTCATTTTCTGCTGTTGGCAACGGAAACACAACTTACTACGCTGCGTATGATACGACTGGTAACTGGGAAACTGGGCTAGGAACATATACAACAGCGGGTACACTGCTGACTAGAAATACCATTTATGCATCAAGCAACTCTGGATCTGCGGTTACTTTTAGTGGCACTGTTAACGTATTTGTTACTTATCCAGCAGGTAGAAGTGTTAATTTAGATGCTTCTGGTAATGCCACAGGGTTAGGAACTCCAGCAGCTTTTGTTGCCACTAACGTAACAGGACTACCTTTAACTACTGGCGTAACAGGTACACTTCCGATTGCTAATGGCGGAACAAATTCTACTGCAACTGCAACTGCTGGTGGGGCAGGTTACGGTACTGGAACGGCTCATGCTTACACAGCCGCAGGTACATCTGGTAATGCTCTTATTTCTGGCGGTGCTGGCGCACCTGCTTTTGGTAACTTAGCTATTGGTACTGCTAATACAAACATATCGGGAACATTGACCGCAACTAATGGTGGTACAGGTGTAGCTACTTTGACTGGTGTTGCATACGGGAATGGTACTAGCGCTTTTACAGCGGCAACTTCTTCTCAATTAACAACTGCTATGGGTGCAGCAACCACTAGTACAAATGGTTATTTAACCTCTACCGACTGGAATACTTTTAACGGTAAACAAGCTGCTGGAACTTATGTAACCTCTGTTACTGGCACTGCTCCTGTAGTTTCATCTGGTGGTACTACTCCCGCTATTTCAATGGCTGCTGCAACTACATCAGTAAATGGATATTTAACTTCTACCGATTGGAATACATTTAACGGTAAACAAGCAGCAGGATCTTATGTAACTGTTGGAGGTGCTTTAGGTACGCCATCAAGCGGAACATTGACCAATTGTACTTTTCCCACACTAAATCAAAATACCACTGGTTCTTCTGGTTCATGTACAGGTAATGCGGCAACGGCTACAACTGCAAATGCTTTAAATACAAGTAATAGCTATACAGGGGTAAATTTCACAGCTACTGGATACCTTACTGCTGGAACGCTTGCTACTGGTGGCGGTGCTGGTGACGTTTCCGCATCTAGAAGTGCTAGTACTGGAGTTTTGTATTTGGGTTCAAATGGTTCTCATTATTTGTACTTTGATGGCACTAACTATAATATGCCTAGCGGGGCGATTGTTTCAAATAACATTACAGCCGCTGGTAACGTAACAGGCTCATCCGCTTCTTGTACAGGTAATGCGGCAACGGCTACAACAGCCACTACAGCAAACGCCCTTAACTCAGCTAATTCATATACAGCCGTATCATTTATTGCTTCTTCAGACGAGCGTTTAAAAACAAACTGGGCTGGGTTTGATTTAGACTTCGTATCCCGTCTTGCTAATGTTAAATCTGGTACTTATGAGCGTATTAGTAGTGGTAATCGTGAGGCTGGTGTAACTGCTCAATCTCTTAAAGAACTATTACCTGAAGCGGTTGTAGAAGGTGCTGATGGTATGCTATCGGTTAATTATGGCGCTGCAGCATTAGTAGCAGCTATTGAACTGGCTAAAGAAGTAAAAGCACTACGGGCGGAAATAGCACAATTAAAGGCTAAATAATGTTTGGCTATGCTACTTTTGCTCAAACTCCTTTTGCTACGTTAGGCACTACTAGTATTTATGTTTTTATTACAGAAGCAGCAACAATAGCAGATTCAAATACGGGGGTGGCTGCGTTTGTAGCATTACAGGTAAACCCTATAACCAGTGCAGATTCAAATTCTGTTTTGGCTAGTTTTTTAAGTAATGTATCAGAGAATTTTGGGATTGCAGATACCCCAACGGCAATAAGAACGCAATATGCTTCAATTACTGAACCACAAACCATTGCAGATGCTGCTTTAGGGCTGGCTAATTATGTAGGGGTAGTTTCAGAAAGTATTTTATCGGACTATGATGCCGAAGCGGTTGTAGCAACATTTGTAACATTCATAACCGAAGCTTTAACAGTAAACAATACCCAAAGTGCAATATTACGGTTTGGTGGGTTTGTAACTGAAGGAATTGGGGTAAACGACTTAGTAAATGTAGCAGCAACATTTAACAAAACCCAGACCGAAAATGTCAATTTAGCGGATTCGCCTTTAGGCTTTGCATGGGTTAAAATAGACAACACTGAGGGTACTACATGGACTCTTATAGACAATAGGCAATAACATGGCATTTATCTTAGCAGACCGGGTTCAGGAAACGGCAACAGCAAATACGACTGTTAGCTTTACGCTGTCTGGGGCTATGACTAGCTATCAATCTTTTGCGGCTATTGGCAACGGAAACACGACTTATTACGGTGCTACAGACGGTACAAACTGGGAAGTAGGTCTAGGCAGTTACTCAACCAGCCCAAATACGCTCACCCGTACCACAATCCTATCGTCCTCAAATTCAGGCTCCGCCGTAACATTTAGCGGTACTGTAACGGTTTGGTGCGACTACCCTGCAGGTAAACAAATATCATCAGACTACCCAAATGCACTAGGCGTAGTTACCCCAGCCGCAGGTACATTTACTACTATTACAGGACAGACAGAAGTATTAAAAGGTACTGGTAGTAATTTATTAACTTATAGCCAACCTTTAAATACTGGCTGGACTAAAAATGCAACTGCAACAGTAACAGACAACAATGCAACAGCACCTGATGGAACTTCTACTGCGGCATTAATTTCTTGTCCAGCAGGAACAGATTATATTTATCAAATTCCTACAACAGTTGTTGGAAGTTTATATACATTTTCTTATTACATAAAAAATTCAACAGCAACAACATCTTTTGCTCAAATTAGAACAGCCATTACAGCTTTATCTGTAACTATTACTTGGTCAGCAGGAGTGCCAACACCATCTATCATTACTGGTACTGGAACAGTTTCAGCAACATCTGTAGGTAGTGGATGGTATCGACTTGTAATGAGTTACACCTGTGCTGAAGCATCGGCTAGACATAGAATTTATGGTGGTG